CCCTTCGAATAGCCCTGGTTTTTGTCCTTTTTATACTTCGCCAGTTCCGCGTCGAAGTCCACGAGCTGCCCTTTCGAGTTGTCGAAGATTTCCACGTCGCCAACGCCCATCCCCTTCTTCGCCTTCTTGCCCGTCGTTTCAGCGATTGGGTACGGTTGCGCCTCAATCTTCTCACCCTCACGAGTCACCCACGACCGCGAGTTCTCGAAGATCACCACGCGCCCATCGAATCCCTGCTTTCTGATGCTCCTAACGCAAGCCTCCGTCAGCTTCGGCGTATTGAAATGCACTATGCAGATAGTCTTTCGTTTGTTCATAGTTCCTTATGTTTTATTTCACAATCTCTGTCGCGGTGATCTGCAAGGTGTTGGCGCGACGATCTGCATGGAGCGACTGAATCTGATAGGTCACGCCCTCGCACTCCAGCAGGCAGTCACGGGTGACGATATTGTTCCAGCGCATGCGGAACATCACCGTGTCGATGGCATCCAGCGCACCTTCGTTGAGTGCTCTCTGTCCTTTCTTCCACGTCAGGTTTGCATGCACGCACGCCACCTGCTCGTACTCGACTTTCTCACCGAAGCCTATCTTGTCGGCATCCTTCTTCTTCAGGATAGCCACCATGTGATTCAATATGCCTGCTGAATAGCCCATAACGTTACGAGTTTAGTGATTTGAGATAGGCATTTACGTCGTCGGTCAGCTTATTTAGCTCCTGACGCATCGATTCGAGGATCATTGGTGTTGGGTTGGCGACTGTCGCATATTTTTTCCACAGTGTCGTGATACGATTCTCCAACTCAGCCTTAGTCTCGCTGGTGTCATCGGCTGCAAAGAACCCGATATTAATGTGCTGATCCTGAAGCGCGTCGATGATACGGTTGCGCTCGTTGATGAGTGGTGTGCCATGCAGCACGACGTATTCTTTCACCAACAAGTCGAAGTTGTACGGAACCGCACTCAGGTTCGTGGGCGATGCCGGGCTGCGTTGCTCATAGCTGCTCGTCACCAGCTCCAGTGTCACATTACGGATGGCGGCAGGCACCTCACCGCCGTAACTCTCTACCAGATTCTCATACGTGCGGTTACACAGATAGAGAACCGTGTCCTCGGCACCCTGCCCGTACAGTTCCAACAGCGCGTCGTCGCAATCAAAGTCGAGATTCAGTTGCGCCTTAATGTCGTCTATTGATAGATATTTCATATCGTTTGAATGTTTCTTTGATTATCGCATATTTCATGGTTTTAGGTTTACCGAATCGTTCTAAAAGTTTCCTGCAAAAAATGGGCGCACTATGTCCGACGAGACATAATGCGCCCAATATAAAAAAAGCCGATGATGGCTCTATAAATAAAAAAAGGAGCCACGTGCGGCTCCCTTGCGGCGGCGTGCAGAAGAACTTACACCCCTTTCAGTCCCCAAAATTAAAGAATTTCCGCCAATCTCGGATCGAAACCAGCGGAAATTTAGAGCAATTTAAGAGAATTTCGGTATTATTCGGCTTATTCCACCTCATTTTGCACTTGGAAGAGAGTTTCGTAAGGCTCCCAGTCAATGCTGTCCTTCTCGGCCCATCCTTCGTTCAAGCACTGCTGAACATAGACCACACCACCCGTATAGAATCGATTCAACTCCTCGATGGTTGTAAAGGTGTGATAGATGGGTTGTTTGTTCTCATCCTCATTCAGCTTAAACTTCACGGGGATTACTTGCAGACGCTGCGCCTCCTGGAAGTTGTGCTGGTTTTCGGTGTTGAGCCATACGGTGACAGGCGTCTCACTACCATCTGGCGTGAACTGATAGCCATTCAGAATCTTTGCGTCCGTGCGGGCGTTGATGTCATTGATGATGGCATCTTTCACGTCTTGCAGCGACAGGTGGTTGATCTTTGTTTTGGCAATGTAGATTTCAAACCACTCGTAGAGCTTTGTGCCCTTGATCTTCTTCAGGCCGTAGCCAATCACGATGCGACTACCCTCTTCACGAATCAGGGCGAAGTCGGCTTTTGTTCCGTTCATCTTATTCATAATTACCAATGATTTAATTTGTATTTTTATATCTGTCGTTTCGTAGCTGAGGGTTTACTGAACGGATATGGCCATATATCTTTTTGCGATCAACAATCTTTGTCATGTCTTGGTTAAATATCCCAATACGAAGTATCTCAGGTTTACGGAATAACCGGCAACGCAGTTTGTATGAATCAGTGTGTTGGAAGATGCCCAAGTAACTGTTGACGCTCCTGATGACGCGCCACGGTTTTGAATAGTCAATCTGTGTCACTTTGTGTTCGATACGGCGCAAAGCGTTGTTGGATATATATGTACGATATGGTCTTATATAACTACCAAGAAATTCTACACCATGATGAACCTCGCCGATAGTCAGTTTTCCTTGGTGTAACTCGATGCCTAACTCTGAGCGAAGGAACTGCTGCATCTTTGGTACCAGCGACATGAGCCATTCCTTGTCGGCTGAAACCACACAGGCATCATCAACATAGCGACCATAATACTTGCACTTCAGCTCACGCTTAACGTATTGATCAAAAACATTCAGATAGACGTTGCTGAAAAGCTGACTTGTGAGGTTGCCGATGGGTAATCCGAGACCTGGCGCGAGGTGTAACATGGATTTCGCTGGGTCAAGACCGTCCCAATCTGACGGCTCGCCAACGGTGATGCAATTTTCTATCGGATCAAGTAATATGATGAGTCGCGTCATCCACTCCAGAAAATCCATATCACGCACCTCTGCCCATGTCAGACTGCCAACGGTCTTGTGTGATGACATCTTGCGCAGAGTGCCTAAAGAAATATCGAGCAACCGTTGGCGATTGATGTGCATGAAGTAGCCGCGAATATCCAGGTGCATGGCGTAGGCTTTCGTCTGCCAGTTTTCTGAGGCGCGGCGACAGAAATCACGAATGCGACCGATACCGAAGTGCGTGCCACGACCTTTGATGCAACTGTAAGCATCTGCGATAAACGTACGCTCATAGATGTCGTGTGTATAGTTGAAATACAGGTGATGCACGATGCGGTCACGAAACATGGCGGCGAATATCTCGCGCTTCTTCGGGTAGTCGATGATAAAACATTTCGACGGCAGCGGCTTGTAGGTGCGGTCGTATAAATCGTTGCAAAGCTGCTCCATGTTCTCCTTTAGGTTACTTTCCCATTTTCGCACATAAGAACGTGATGACTTTCCACGACGGGCATCGTAGAAAGCGACATAAAGATCAAAGAGTAATTGCTGGCGTGTGAGTGTCATAAAAAAAAGAAAAAAAATGGGTTTCAGAAGTGTGTGCTGAACCGCCCGCCCGGCAAAGCCGTTGAACCGATTGTTGTTGTTCTGCGGGTTGACACCACCGGAGTTGAAGTTCAAGTTCCGCCCGTTCGTGGCAGAGTTAAGAGAACCTGACCAGTAGTTGCCGTTCGACCCGCGGTTGTTCCACGTCGAGCCATTGCCGTTGCCGGAGCAAGGAAAGAAGAGGCTACGATTGTCACCTTATACGACCATCCTGATGGGGTTGCTTGATGCAAGACCGTCTGGTGTCTTTTGTTTTTCCCAAGCCATTGCTGACTCAGGACGGACAACCTATGAACTTCGTTCCGAAACCCTATATTTTATTAGTATAATGCTACGACCTCCTTACGCAGCTGTCGCAGGAAATCGTATGCTTCCATCGGAGACTTCGATTCGAGTGGAAACGATAAAATACTATTGATAACATCCGAGATACGTGTGATGCGTGGCTGTGCCTCGCTTACCTCTCGACTCTCTCGCTTTTCTGGTTTGTCTGCCTTTAGTGGCAGTGTCTGTTTCCAATCATCAACAGTCTTTCGGATGGTCTCAAAGTCGGAGACGAGAATATCATCCGTCGGTGTAATCATTACGTCGATCATCGTGTCGCTGATGGGTATGAACGTCACGCTGCCGTCGTTGGGAATATATTTGTCGAGCGATGTCAACGGAAAACCGATGAAGGCATCAATATATCCGTCTTTATGTTTCTTGGCGATGATATTGATATTCTTAATGTTTTCACTAAATGGCATCGTGGCAATGATCCACGCGCTGATGTCGTGAGCACGATAAAAGTTGCCTTCTTTGATGAAATGTATGCGTCCGAACATGTCGGGCGACTTGCGATTATTCTCTAATTCTATGATCTCTGCGATTGTCATTTGCTTGATATGTTTAATCTGTTATAATTATTATTGTGGATATTATTCCTGTGGCGCGTGCCTTGTGCCGCCTTACGGCGGCTTGTGGCACGCCCACATGAATAATATATGGTTGGTTTGGGTGGAACGACGTTACTGAACCGCCCGCCCGGCAAAGCCGAAGAACCGATTGTAGCTGCCCTGCGGGTAGACACCACCGGAGCGGAAGTACAAGTCCCGCCCGCTCGTGGCAGAGTAAAGAGAACCTGACCAGTAGACGCCGCCCGACCCGCGGTCGTACCACGTCGAGCCACTGCCGTCGCCGGAGCAAGGAAAGAAGAGGATGTTGTTGTTCACCTTCGACTTCAGACGGATGCCTACGATATCGCTCATCGTCACCAACTTGTTTGTGGTCTCGGCTGCGATGTCGTCACCGTTAGCGTCGATATACTTAGTGTAGGCTGAGTTGAACAATTCGGCATACTCATCAGTTGTCGGCAGTCGCCAAGGAGCACCGAGATTGGCACGGGCGAAGTCCATCGAAGCGGGTACGTTGCCATTCAGCGCGGCACCAGGTGTCGATGCGTATGGGCCGTCGTTGCTGCTGCCCCAGTCGTAGCTGAACGAACTGCTATTGGCGGGGTTATGGCCTTGCGTGTTACCCCATGAGAAGAACGTACACTCGTACTGGTACTCGCTGGCTGCGAAGCCATTGGCCTGAGTAACGTCGATGTTCTTCTTCGCCCAGAGCAGACCTGAAGGCAGGCCCATATCCACGAAGAGGTCGCTCGGGCTGCTGCTCTGTTCGAGTCCGCTGATGCAGATGATGTTCCAGTTCGTGCCGTCATAGACCACGGTGATGGTGCAACCTGCCTTTACCACACCCGGCTGGAGGGCATTACCACCGATATATAGCGGCTTGGCTCCCTGCGAGTTGATATTCAGCGTAGCACTCACGCAGTTGATGGCCTTGGTGAAACGGATGCTCACAGGCATGTTCTTCAGCATGATGAAGTTGGCGAGCGTGGCCACCTTTGCGGATGTCGTCGCGTCGGTAGTGCAGATGCCCAATCCGAGACCTACCTGTACACCATCGGTGATACTGGCTTGCTTGCTACCGAGTGCGGTCGTCAAGTCTGCGTTGGTGGGCAGGGCGTCCAGCTTTTCACGCTTGGCTGTGGTCATTCCACTTCTGATGGATGCAAGTTCGGCGGAGGTGAAGTGGGTGTTGTTCAGACGATACTCATACACCCATGCAGAGCCGTTGTACTTGTAACGGTCATAATCGTTATCACCGTCGGAGTCAGTCACCTTCACCCAGGCATAGTCGTTATGGTGGTTGCCGGTGGTGGCTTCGAGATCGGCGAGTGTGTCGTAGGTGCCACGGAAGGTACCGGCATACTCCTGTACCTGCTGACCCACATACTCCTTGGTGGCGTATGCTGCGAGGGCCGAGTTGATGGCTGTCGAGATGAGCGTGCCCACCTGTGTGGTCGTCGAGTACGAAGCCAAGGCGGTGTTCAGCGCGGCGGTGATGGCGTCGTCGGTCTGCGTCTTGGTGTAGTAGTTCGTCAGGTCGAGCGTGGTCGATCCGATGAGTTCCCACGAATAGGTGGTGGTATTATTCTCTGTTACGGCCAGGGTGATGTACTCGTCTTTCACATTCTGAGTCTTCGGATCAGAAGATGGTACGAAGTAGAGTTTGCCCATCGTCGATGCGCTGGCGGTCGGAAGGGTCTGTACGCTTACCAACTCAAACTGGTTGATGGCCGCGATGAGCTGGTCCACCTCATTCTTCGAGTATGTGTCGCTCTTCAGATAGTAGTTCGTCAGGTCGGTGACGGCCTTGGTGATGAATGATGCGAGCGCAGTCTGAAGTGCGGCTGACAGATCAGTGTCAGGAATACCGCCAACGGGCTTCTGATAAGCCGTTGCACCGGCAGCGGCTCCGCTACGGATGTCGCTCAGATCGGCAATCACAGCCTGCTTACCGTTTAGCAGGGTTTCCAGTTCAGCATTGGTCGGCAGGGCTGACAGTTTAGTCACCAGCGACGATGTGATGGCTGAGTTGATGGCATCCCACTGGGCAGCTGTGAAACCACTGTTGTTGAGCGTGTACTCGAAGGCCCAATCCGTACCGTCGAACTTGTAACGATCCACCGATGCGATGACGGTCGGTGTGCCGTCGGCAGCGGGAACCTGTACGAAGGCGTAGTCGTTATTGTCGGCTCCAGAGATAGCACCAGCGAGAGCCGTACCTACCTGTGCGTGGGTAGCGGCGGTGGTCAGCGAGAGGTCGCTAACGAGGTTGTAAGTACCCTTAAACTGAGCCGTACTGGTCTGAATGCTGCTGTTGACAAAGGCTTTGTCGGCCAACTGATTCAGCGTCGATGCAGCAGATGGAATCTTAGCCTCGATAGCGTCAATGTCGCCGGCGTTTGCTTCCTCAGCGGTCTTGGCGCGGGTTTCCTCGGCATCTACCAACCCGTCCACCTCGGTCTTGGTGTAGGTGGTGCTCTGGGGTGCGGCTGCTTCGGCTTTGTCGAGCGACGACTGCACACCGCTGGTGAGGTCGCTCTTCGGCATACCACTCACCGGCAACTGATAGGCCGTTGCGCCTGCGGCGGCTCCACTGCGGATGGTCTGAAGGTCTGAGATCACATCCTGCTTGCCAGCCAAGAGCGTGGTCAGTTCCGAGTTTGTGGGCAGGGCTGACAACTTGGCCACGAGCCCGCTGGTGATACCGCTATTCAATGCGGCCCATTGGTCGGCAGTGAATCCAGAGTTGTTCAATTCAAACTCGAAGGCCCAAGAGCTACCGTTGAACTTGTAACGCTCCACACGGGCAATCTCGTTCGGTGTACCTACGGCTGTCGGAATCTGTACGAAACAGTAGTCGTTGTTGTCGGCTCCCGTGATGGTGCCAGCGAGGGCTGTGGCGATGTCGGCACGACTGGCGGCGGGTGTCAACTGAAGGTCGCTCACTTCGTTATACGACCCCTTGAAGTTGGCGGTGTTCGTGGCGATGCTGCTGTTTACAAAATCCTTGTCTGCCAACTGATTCTGTGAGGTAGCTGCCACTGGGATTTTGGCCTCGATAGTGTCGATGTCGTCGGCATTGGCTCCCTCTGCGGCACGGGCGCGGGTTTCTTCGTCGCCAACCAGTCCGTCCACCTGAGTCTTGGTGTAGGTCGTAGCCTGGGGTGCTGCTGCATCGGCCTTTTCGAGCGATGTCTGCACACCGCTGGTGAGGTCGGTCTTCGGAATACCTGCGCCTGGCTTTTGGTAGGCTGTTGCACCTGCTGCGGCACCCGTGCGGATGGTTTCGAGGTCAGCGATGACGGCCTGCTTACCAGCCAGGAGTGTGGTGAGCTCTGCATTTGTCGGCAGGGCAGACAACTTGGCCACCAGTCCGCTGGTGATCGTCGAGTTGATGGCATCCCACTGAGCAGCGGTGAAGCCCGAATTGTTCAGCGTGTACTCATACGCCCATGCCGAGCCATTGAACTTGTAGCGGTCGATGGCTGCGATCTCTGTCGGTGTGGCGGTGGCGGTTGGAATCTGAACGAAACAGTAGTCGTTGTTGTCAGCACCACTGATGGTAGCCCCAAGTGCCTCGATGATAGCGGCACGGGTGGCTCCCACTTCCAGGTGGAGGTCGCTCACAAGGTTGTACGTGCCGCGGAACACAGCCGTTGCGGTCTGAATGCTCTGGTTCACGAACTGCTTATCAGCGAGTTGATTCTGAGCCGATGCAGCGGCGGGAATCTTCGCATTGATGGCGTTGTCGGCAGCGATGCGAGCTGCCTCCTCTGCGTCGATGTCGTCGGCATTCTGCTTCTCAGCAGCCTTGGCGCGAGTCTCTTCCGCATCGATGTGTTGCTGAAGTGTCTGATCGGCACCCTCGCGTGCTTCGGTTTCCTCACCAAGAGAGACGATGGTCGCCTTCTTGCCGAGTTCGGTGTTAAGTTCTGACTGTGTGGGCAGGTTGCCGAGCTTCGTCTTCTCGCCTTCGGTGAAGTTCTCATCCGAGAGACCCTTGCCATCTACCTTATCCACCTTGTCGTTTTGCAAGCCTTCGATGGCCTGCTGGTTTGGCGTTACCTGGTCCAGCAATTCCTGAACCTCTTCGCCGGATTGTGTCAATCTGTAATCTGCCATAATCTTATACGTTTTATTGGTTGTTATTCTGTAAATTGCTCAGTGTGTCCTGTATCTGCTCAGCCGTCTCACGCAGCGCATAGAGGTATTCATCGTTGCGGGTGATGAGAGGTCGGTAGATGGTGTACGGGTCGCCGTGGTCGGGGATGACCACCTCGGTGGCGCACAGTCTGACGTACAGAGCTGCAATGTCCGACTCCTCGGTGCGCTCGTAGCGCACATCGTGGCCCTCGCTCGATGTGTTCGGACAACAGATCAGTTGCGGGTTCGGTGTCGTCACCACAAAAGCAATAATCTGCTCATCCACCTCCTGACGCTGGTTGTTCGGGTTAGAGTCGGTGTCGTGTGCCTGCCACACCATGCGAGCCGTCACCTTACCCACCATGCCCGTGGTGTCGAACATCATCACCCACTCGCTGCCGGTGCCGTACAGGAAATCCGACTTCTGCAACGTGAGTTTCTTACCCATGCGTCCATACAAAAGTTCAACATAGAAATCGCACTCTTCCATGTTGAAGTTTGGGTTCTGAGAAGTGACAATGTATTTCGCCTTCTCTCCTTGTTGAATAATAGATAATTCTGCCATAATAAAAGATGCTTTTTATTACGGCAGAATCATTGCTTTTGGTTTACTAAATCACGGCTTTACAAGTGCCTCTTCGAGTTCATCAACCTGGGCGAAGTTCCAGTCATTCGACAGGCACAGACGATTAAACACGTCGGGTTTCATGGTCTGGATATTGATGCCCGCATCCTCGCCCGACAGGTCCTCGACGGCTTTGTTCACGAACTCGGCGATGTGACTCTCATCCTCCATTTCGGCCTTGGCCTTCTCGATAGCGTCGTTCACCGCTTCGTTCATTTCGGTGAAGACGGGTTTCATCTGTCTAAGCAGACGGATGAATGCAATCTTTTCGTCGTCGTTCATTCGCTTCATTGATGCTACGCTGAGGAAGCGATAAAGCTCAGCGATTCTTTTCTTGGTCATAGTTCCCTTGATGTTTGATAATGTAAATGTTACTACGGGCGCGACCATATATAATCGCGCCCTGTCTTTACTCCTCGTTCGCGCCAGTGATATTGGCTTCGATCTCGTCGATGGCACCCCATGTCAAGTTAGCGTCGCGGCGACTCATCTCCGACAGGCTGTAACGCACCTCTCCGTCGCGCACGTAGCCGTTGAAGTTTCCGATAAAGTCACCTTGCTGGCCTTCGTTGTTCTTATACACCGAACCGCTCACGCTTTGCAAGCCGTTATTTGTGGCATCGAGCACGTAGGAGCCCTGCACCATCACATTCTCGTTCTCGTAAGCATACTGATTGTTCAGTGCCGAGGCAATAATGTTGAATGTACTCATAATTTAAACGTTTAAAGAGTTAATATTAATGTGAATTATTTATGTCGTGATTCTTGGCGACGATGCGCTGACGGCACCATTGATCTGCACGGTCTCTGGTGCATAACTTGGCGTGGCATACGCTGTGATCTTGATATAGGGGTCTTCGTTCTTGGCCACTGCCGGCTCTACATAGATATAGGCAGGATTGCTCAGAGACGAGAAATTCAGCAGCGCGACATTGTTGTATGTTGTACCGGCATTTGGCATCGACACGTTCACCGAATATTCAAAGTTGCCTGTATCTGGGTTGACGTAGCTCGGTCGCCCGTCGCTCGCAATCTTCAAATGTATGCGCACGTCGCCGTCTGGGTTCCAATGGCCCGATGGAGTGGTGAAGCTGCCGTACACCGTACCGCCTATCTGATACTTGTAATATTCTCTTCCGTCGTTTGGATTGATGACCGGCGTGTTGCTTGTCAGCGTCAGCGTCACGCCAGGGCCTTGTATGAAGCCAGTCAGTCCGGTGATACCACCCTGAACGAGGTAGGCCACGATGTCGTGACGGTCTATATTGTCGTCGATCTCCAGCGAGTTTGCGCTGAAGTTCGGTGTGGTTGTCAGCACGGAGTATTCAGCATTAATGTCCGTGTAGGTGGTTCCGTCGTAGACGAACGACGGGAATGTGCTATACAGAAATGCAATAAAGCGGAATGTATGGCCTGCACGGGCTCCATCGTGAAGGAGTGCCACCTCGGGCGAAAGCATACCCGACTGTATAACGTTTGCAGAGCGCAGTATCACCGTAGGCACCGAAGAGCTCACGCTATTCAGTTTGTGGCGTGTCACCACGGCCACGAAACCGCCCGAAGGCTGGTCGATGTCACGAATGGCGAAACCGATATAGGAACCACCGCTGTAGAAGTTTAGAAACTCAGACATGGTGATACATGTATCAGGATTCCAACCTCCATTAAGATAGTACGAGTTCACTCCGCTATTCACATACAGAGGCAGACCCACTCCTCCATTGCCGTCGGTGGTGTTGTAGGTCAGTTCCATCCCCTCCACTCCGAAGGCAAACGGGGCTACGGCATGGATGTCATAGCCTGGACCTGTAGGGTTAGCCTCATTGATGAAGTCGGTCAGTCTGAACGGCTCGTTCTGACTGCCACCTCTCGGTTTCAAGTATTGCCACTTGCTATGCGGATCGAGGTTGATGCCATCGAACGTGATAGATGGTGTGATGGCTGCAAAACCGAATCGCGCACTATATCTGTCAGACGGTGTGCCACCTTGCTGTGGTGCCAGCATCACGATCTTCGAGTTTCTGATGGGCTTGAACTTCGCCATCGGATTGATGGTCGCCTTCTGGCACAGCGTACCGAGGTCGTTGTCGGTTGTAGCGAGCGCACGCTGAACGTCGAATATGCTCACCGGTGCTTTGATTACTCCGTCGATGTAACTCATACTCTATACCATTTTCTTTAATATGTTAATCTCGTTTCTTAGAGCCTGATTTTCCACCTCCAGCAGACGAATGCGTGCCTCATGATCCACCACCTTGCGGGCCGTAATCACTGTAGACACTAAGGCCGTGGCAGAATAGTCGAGAGACAGGAACCTGTCGAACATTGGAGAGACGGCATTTGGTAGTACCGACTGCCAATATTGCGCACTGGTTCCTACAAACACGTTGCCGTTAGGTTTCTCGTTCCATGTGTAGTCGAAGATAGGGGCCGATGCTACGGCATCCACGCTCAGATAGTCGATGTATCGTTGTATCGTCTTCAGGCGAATATCAGATCGGGTGCTGATGGTATTGCTCGACTGGATTCCGCTGACGCATTCCAAATACATCACATTGAGCGTAGATTTCAAGTGCGACTGCGAATAGGTTACACCCTGGGCTGGTGAGTATGTATCTTCAAACAATGTGAAATGATTGACCGACAGCGTGCCGTAGGTGTATGAGTTCAATACGTGCAATGACGAGAACATTAAGCTCGATGTGCCAAGGCCGTACTGCTGATTCGCGGTCGGTGTGATGTTACCTGCCATTGTCAGGTTGCCTGCGATGCTTCCGCCGTATGCACGAAGATTGGTACAATAAACGCTTGACCATCTCTTTGACTCTGCACCAAGGTTTACAGAGTTGTTGCTGCTTGGTGTGAGGTTGCCGGTGATGGCTGTCGAACCGCTCAGAGGGATATAATCGCCGCTACCTCCACCGCCGCCGGAGTTCGATCCGAGGGCACTGACGTAGGTGTCTGCATAGAAGCCGGCATTAATCAGGCGAACGCCGCTATTACTTGAGTCGTATTCAAAATATACTGAATCGGTCAGGTAGAGCCGCGATGTCTTGGTGTAACCGTTCACGTCAAGTTTATAGGTTTGCGAGATGGTAGATGTGCCGATACTTACATTTCCCGATAATTTGGCAAAGATAGCATTGTTGATTTTCAACACCCCGCTTGCGTCCTCGATGATACGCGAGGTGTAGTCGCTTGTCGATCCGTTATAATGAAAATCAATATAACCACCATGACCGGCACTGCCGCCTATCTCCGAGAACTCCAGGCAGGTGGCCTGCGTGATGTCGCCCTTCACCGCAGCAGAGCCGTCGAACGACTGCCCCCAGATGGTTCGCGCCGTAGAGAGCTGAGCGGCTTTCGATGAATAGGGCACGGTTATAAAACCAGTATTTGAGCCGTTGATAGTCACGCCTATCTTGTCGGCATTCGTACCAGTGCCTACCACGATGGCGGTCACACCTTCCGACTTCAGCAGATAGTTGCTTAGCGCGTTATAGGCCGATTCGCCGTGACTGATATACGTCTGATAGGTAGAGTCGATGGCGATAGTGCCGCTGGTGGTGATGGTGCCACCACTGAGACCTGTGCCTGCCGTGATGCTTGTCACGCTGCCGCTGCCGCCACTCGTGCCGTATGTCCATTGGTTATTCCGATACACCAGCGTTTGGCCATTCGACGGGATACCGAGACTGGCGTTATTGATGCTTGCGAGAGGTTCGTTTAGGGAAATGCCGCCACCGCCCTGCTCAGAGTTCTGACCGAGTGCCGACAGATATTCCTCAGCCCAGAAGCCTACGAGGGCTTTGATGTTCGAGATGGTGGTGTCGGTATCGTTTGGCTCCACCTGCACGTCTGGGTCGCCAGAGTGCTCGCCAGGTCCGTAAATCTCGAAGATACGATTGAAGAAAGCCTTGCTGATATAGTTTTCCTCGACCCACGATGCAGATATGCCGCCACCTACTCCACCACCGCTACGTGTGGATTTTGAAGCCTCCTGGCGGGCTATTCGTCTGATTTGGTCTTCAGTCAGTTTCATGCCGATTCGAATTTATGCCAAAGCACCTACTCCTACAAATACAAAACTTCCCGTGCAAAGGTTTCCTCGCGTCGCTGTCACCTTATAGGTCTTTAGTATGGCATTGCCAGTCAGATGGGTTGCGCCACCCTGTGTATTGGTGCAGATGGTGAGCGAATAGGTTTGTCCGACGGTTAGCTGATTATTCTCATAAAGGCGGTTCTTTATGTCGGCTTCAGAGCGAATCAGGAAATTGGTAGTAATGCTCCACTCTTTGCGGCCTGATATAAACGACTTCCATTGCCCTGTCGTTGGAGACGATATTTCTATCACCTCGCTATCCACCGTGATCTCGTTTGTCTTGGTAGCAGCAATGGCGGTGCCACCCTTCTTGATGATGATATTGTTTCCGTTGGTTGCCATAGCCGTATTAATCTAAGTTTATTAATTGCAGTTCGTTCTCTTCTTCTCGCCAGTCGATGCTCTGCGATAGGATGCCATAAGTACGCCCATCGTTAGTCACCGACTCAATAGGCTGTGCATTCCCCTTCACCCTGACTGTCAGCAACTCGCGCGACTTGTTCATTATTGCAGCGCGACGCACCACACCCAGTTCATCGTATTTCGTAGATACATATCCGTGTGCTGATGTCAGGGCTGCGCCCGCTCCGTACTGAGTGCCGCGGCGGGTGGTGATGGTGCAACCAATCATGTAGTCATCGTTATATAGTCCTGACAGCAGACGGATGATATTGTTGTGATCGTAGTCTGGCGTAGGCTGCGATATGTCGTTCGTGCATCTCAATACACCGATTGACAGATTGTTGATCAGGTAGCCGATCACCGAATAGTCGCCAAAGTCTTCTGTACCGTCAGCGTTGCACAGCAGCTCAAAGTATGTCGTATAGTAACCTGCGGCAAGGCCAGTCGGCATGTCGATAGCAAATCCGCTGATGGAGTCGAGCGACTGCTCGGCCCACAAATCAATCGTGTAGATGTCATCCTTCATGGTGATGTTGCCATTATCGACATTGATCCAACAGATGCTCTCGGTTGTTGACCACGTATATCGGGTGGCGGGCGATGCCGTCACCTTTTCGGCTTTTAGCCAGTAGGTGCCTATACGGAATTTAAAGTACACCCGCTTCACGGCCTCGTCCTCACCCCTAAAGTATTCCCTCAGTCTGAAATTGATGTTCAGCGCAGCATATTCGTTGGCATTGAGATAGACATAGGTAGGTATATTAAACTTGATGGCCGAGCTGGGAGTGTTCGCCATTGTCTTCTGCGACTGCACAAAGAAGGAGTCATCCCATGAGAATCCGTCGCGTACCACTTGGTCACTCTGCCCTACTCTCAATATCTGTCCGCCGTAATCATTCAGGAAGTTGATCCAACCAACAGTCTGGGAACCGTTTTTGTAGGGTAGTATCTCGGCGTTGCCATTGAACAGCAGTTCCTGGGGATGGCCTAACGGCTCAGTTCCGTAGACAGAAAACATCTTGAAGAACTCCGACACGGCATAGATACTCTCCACCTTGGCCGAGTTGGTATCGAACTCGCCTTTAATACGACGATACACCTTTGAATAACTTTGCTTATTGTTAGCACCACAAATCGTAAGCGAAGCCAGGGTGTGGCTGCTGTATTGGGTGGGCCGAGTGCTGCCAGCAGTATCTATGTCGTAGTAGGTCACGTTGGTGTCAGGATATACCACGAAATAGAATGTATCCTTGTATTCGTGCAGACTGATGCCGAAGTACTGACAGAACTGCTCGACGCACTCATAGAGCGATATGCACTCGTATTTGTTGGCCGTGCTTCGCTCGTTACGCTCCGGGATGGTCAGATACTCGCGGAAGTTATTGTTCTGCACGTATACATCCTTTACCGGCGTTTCCTGCGGGGCAGTGATATAAATGTTATTAGGGAAGTATGTATTGATGGTCCGCACTAATGTAAACAGGCTTGTATATCCTTCGTTTTGGGTAAACATTACTCCCTGCATAGCCTCCATCACCGACATTAAAGGTATCTCTATCTCGTATGGAGTTGGTCCCCACTGCTGACTGTATTGTTCGGGTCGCAGGAATCCCATCCACAACGTTTCGTGGCTGTCACGAAACACTACGGGGCGATCCGTTGTCTGAACGGGCCTGATCTGATTGACAATGGTAGAGTTTTCGACGATAAATCTGATATATCCGCTCTGGCTACGGATGGGTACATACATATCCTCGTCAATATCTTCAGAGGTGGTAAACGGGCTTGCGGCACCCGTCAGCTGTGTAGCCGTACCGCTGAAGGAATTGTCGTAGATGTCAACGTAGTAGTCAACGTTAGACAATGATTTGAAATGTATCTGCCAACGTACTGCCATAGTTTATCTGAATCTTGTGGTTACATACTCGCCGCGACCTGTACGGCGACCATTGTTATTGATAGCCAGTCGGATGTCCTCGCCCTTGATGGTGGCACTCAAATTGAGATCATGAATATTATTACCTTGGAGCCCTTGCGCAACGTTTGCCTGCTGCGCTCTGTTCAAGATGAGCTCGCCAGCATCGAGCATCACAGGACCGACGTTATCACCACTATAAGAGTTACCTCCGACAATACCACCATTGGCGTAACCTGTTGCCTGATGGATTGAAGAAATTGTCGTGATCATCGAGGCTGTAGATGCAGCAGCAGCAGCAATAAAAGCCCAAATGTTTGATTTTGTGGTGCTATCTGAAGACAGGGCACCAGCATAGGCTTGTGCTACTGTTGCAATGGCTTGTGCCACGATACCCATAACTTTTGCGCCTGGGTCTTCGATCTGCGAGAGCGCGGAGCCTACAGAGCTGATGGCACTGGCTGCGGTTTGAAATGACTTAGCCGAGTCTTTTGCTTCTTTGTTGATTTCGCCCGTCGGCACCACGCCTTCGGCTTTGTTCAGTGCATTGAAAGCATCGGTTAGCGATTGAACAGAATCCACAGCTTCTGCCGATCCACTCTTGACGGAATCGACATAAGCCTGCCATGCCTCAGACGCGCCTTCTATTTCAGGGGCCTTGAATGTGTCGGCACTCAACGTCGCTTTCGACATGGCTTTCTCCCATGCCGAAGAGATAGATGCTTCGAGTTGCGCTTCAAGTTCCTCGGGTGTCAGACCGCCACCACCTGTACTACCACCACCGCCGCCTGAACCACTTTTGAGGTATCGGGCGTCGCTGAGCAATACGCTGGCGGCACCACCACGGGCTGAGAATGCGGCATTAAGTAATGGTGCATACTCTCTGCGCCATTCGTCGGTGAACAGGTCGAGCAGTTTTTGATTGATGTTTCTGGTGTCGTATGACGTTACCGAACCTTCGTCGTAAGAGCCTCCAGCCTCATAAGTGACACCCTTGCTACCCTTCGCGCCTCGCCTCATAGCCATGTACGAAGCATCGCTGCTGAAGGTACGCATCAGGAAGTCGTAGTCTTTCTGGTTCAGTTTGATATTAGCATCTTGCAACTTTGCATCTACCTGCGCCTTGAAAGCATTATAATTCAGTTGTGATTCGGTCTTAAAGGCTTTAGACAGCAGCCCTTCAAGTTGACGGAGTTCGGTTTGTGCTGCCTGACCTTTCTCGCTGTTTGCACCTTCACGACGGATGATGGCCTTCAACTCTGTGGCGCGAGCCTGCAACCGAGTACGCTCAGGGTTGATAATGGTCATGCGGGTCTGAAGCTCATCGAGGGCGTTGTAGGCTTCTTTGGCTTTTGTTATCACCTCGCCTATGCGACTGATAAATCCTGAGAAGTCGCCATTATTGAGTGACTGCAAGAATGAATCGTAAACACCTTCAGCAGCTCTCACAGTCCGTCCCCATTCATCTACGTTGCTTTCACAACTGAAGAAGGCATCCTTAGCCACCTTTACGGCTATGGTTGTTACACCAAGAATGCTGCCGAACTTGGTCAGTTGCTCAATATTCAAACCGAAGGTTCCAGCCACCCTGTCGAGTGCATCCCTCAGTCCGCCACCGCCATTCAGCGAGTCGTTAATATTCTTAATCTCGACATTGCCATCCTGAATGCGGCCTTTCAACTGATCGAGCGACGCGGACAGTGCCTTGCCGAATGGCGATGCCTTCTCTTCATCCGTCAGTTTGTTGTATTGCACGCTCAGGTCGGTGAAAGCCTTGGTCATCTCGGTAATGCTGCCCTTGGCCGTCTTTGATACGGTTTCCATCTGCCCGAGGGATTTCACAAACTCCTCAACGCCATCATCCAACTGTGTGAGCGTACCGCCAGCCTTGCGGCACCCGTCGGCATAGCGTTGCAACCCTTCGGCTGCACGCTTCAGTTTGTTGTCGTACTCCTGGGAGTCAACTTTGAGTCTGAGAATTGAATCTGCCATATATCGTTATTTCTTTTTGTTCAGGATGTTTTCGAGTTCGGTGTCTATCAGGTTGGCGAGTGCGTCAACGGCCCTTACCAGAGCAGGTTCACCCGCATTGCGGAAGAAGTTGCGTGCTGATATGGCTCCACGATTACCCGTATTGGGGTGCTTGTTCCATCGGTCAACCTTGCGATTATCGTTTTCGGTGAAGTTGATGACACGCGGACTGGTCTTAGTCATACCGTCGTTTACCCATCTGAGGATGAAACCACGATCAAGTGCATCGTATGACATGATGCGAGCCGTGCGCGGCGAACGAAGGCGACGGTTGCCACCGCGACCAGTAGAGCCTTTGCGTGGCGGATCGTATGAAGTAGAGCCGTGAGCCTTGCGCGAGTTGTAGATATTGATATTGGCACCTAATATCTTTTTATAGACGGCTGTACGCACGGCACGGGCCGATCCTCGCGGGTCGTTCTTGATAGCATTGCTGGCAGCTTCTACGACCTTTGCACGGGCCTCTTTAATCACCTTACGGATGAGTGATTGCAAGGCTTTTTGGGTCTTAGGATTCGTGGAGAGAGCCTGCTCTAAGACCTGCTTCTGCTCCAGTACTACGGTGTCGTTAACTTCAAGTGATACCATACAATTAACCACCGATTCGCGGTCGTGGGTTTACCATGTTTTTCCGTGTTTTCCGTGTTTTCCGATGCTAAAAAAGGGGTGACGCTGCACCCCAGTCTCATTACCAACTAAAAAATAAAAATAACTAAAATTTTACACACTATTAATCTAAAACAATAAAAACCATAAATAAAAAAATCCAATAACCGTGATTATGTGCGCTGCTATCTCAGCAGTATAGATTTTTCGAACATCGGCTTCGACTTGTCGAAGCACTTCTTTCCGTCCTTGACGATCTTGTACCCCTTGACAATGACGCCGTTCTCGTATATCTCGAATATAGTCATCTCCGCATCATCGTACAGGCGCACCGACTCCTTGCCCTCAATGCCGCGAGGCTTGCTGAGCGACGGTAACGCCAGGTTCCATGCCGATGTGCCAATAGGCGTCAGGCTCGCCTTCGTATAGCCAAAGGGCTGGCCTGCGGGCACTATGGGGTAGTCATGATTGTCTATCTTGAATTTTTGCTCGATGCCGTTGCTCAGGTGCGAGTGGCCGAAACTATACAGGCAGTTCTTGTACATGTTATTCAGTTTGTTCAAAAAATAAAACTCGATACCAGTTAAGCAGTTAGAACCGACGGGGATGCCATTAGCATCCAGCTCAGATGCGGGATGTATTGCCGCATAAGACCAGTTCCCGTCTTTCGGGAGCCCTACACCATTGCCTACCTTGTTCGCCATATAGTGATGTATGAACGGGAAGATCTTCTTATCTTGGTTGCTTTCGACAATCTCCTTCAGCCATATCAAGCTGTTGGGCGAGTAGTACTGGTAGTCGTACGGCCTGTCCTTTTCGCTGTAGCCAGTGTCTGCCACGAACTCCCTCATGGCACGGATGTACGGATCATCCGAGTTGACATCAATAATCTTTCGCGCACGGATCATCCTGTCATGCCACTTGTCGTTAATCGGCCACACGTCGCTGCCATAGTCAACGGAAAGGAAGATAAAGATGTTGTTGTCCTTGCGCAAGAAATAACAAAGTTTTGAGTAGGCGTTTCGCATACCATTTCCAGTGTCCCAGCCCGTAAGGTAATTCTTGCACTTTCCCCAGTTGTCGTTCACATATTTCTTTGTCATTCGAACGGCATCGTCGGACAGGCGGTTTTCGCTCGGTACTAATTTACCGGTGTACCCAGCAGCCTGAGCATAGTCGCAGACGTAGGCATTGTAGGCCATAAAGTGCATGTCAGCCTGACCTGCAAGCGTCGATTTGCCCGGTTCGAGGTCAAAGGCGATGCGATTGCGGCCATTTGCTACATAGCAGTTAATGCCATTACCACTTACGTTAATCTGAGCGATGCGGTCGCGCACAGACACATTATGGCCGTCAATGGAGTTATAGTTCGTAAAGCGGTCAGGACGGATGGTATCTCCATTTCGAGATTCAAACATCCCATAATAGTCGTGGTTGCCCACGCATGAGAAGAATCGAAGGCCATAAATCTGCCAGTAGTTCACGTTGTAGATTTCCATGAACTCCTTTGAATCATCTTCGGGTGTTCCCAACTTCGGGGAGCCGCTCTCGATGCTGTCACCAGCGGACATCACACACATGATACTGCTGTCTGCTCCACAAATATCCATCATCGTGCGGAGGTCTTTCTCGTCAGACCAGTCATCGGTCTTCTCTGGGGTGTTCTCGTCGTTATCGACATACAAGTGTACATCTGATGCCACACAGATATTGTACTGATGCTTTCCCAACTCCTTAGTCGGCTCTGGCTCTGGTTCAGGTGTAGGGGTTGGAGTAGGCTCTGGTTCTGGCTGCGGCTCAGACGTAACCTCCACGATGAAAGCTGCCTCGACAGTATGCTCCGCATCATCAAGACGAGCCACCGCGTCAGGGTTGGCAACAATGACAAAGTGGGTGGTGTCTTCATGGATTTCCACCTCATAACTAACAGTCCTCACCTTCTCCTGAAACTTGATGATGTTTTTCCATCCATTAACTTTTCCGTTCTCATAGATGGAGGCGTAAACAAACTGGTCGAACAAAGCTCCGACGTTCACTTTCTCACCTGCTGCTGCTCTGATCTTATCAGTAGACAACATAATACTGATTTCCTTTGCCATAGTTCCTTTGGTTTATTATTTCTTCAGTAAATTGTCGATCACCTGTTTCCTGTTGTTGCCGTCGGCACGATATGACACATGCACCCAGTATGAGCCTTTGGCGTTGTGTTCCCAGATGAGTTGGTCGAAGGGGCAGTGGAGCTTGATCCAATCAAAATACCGCTTACCCTTCTCTATGTCGCCGTCGATGCAAATGTCGGCAGCTTCGCCTCGCATGTGCTGAGAGTTGCGCACACCGCCAACGGCATTGTTCAGGGCGAGCGAGCGGTATCCGCTACTGATCTTAATCGGTCCGCAAGCGTTACGGAGGGGCTGCAATACCTTATGCACCAGAGCGCACAGATTCACCACGTCGCTTTGGCCTGGCTCGTTCCTGATGCCCTTCGCCTTGGCGGTATCGCTGGCGCAGAGCTCTTCGAGGGTGAAGTTATTGCTGATCTTAATCGCCATTGTAGGGGTCAATATCTTTCTGTTCTTCGTTGATATGTACGGTGCGCTCAAGAGCCTCGGCATCCAATGTGGTTACGCGCTGGCGGTGAGGACACTTGAGGTCGCCACACATAAAAGGGCGCATGGCCTCGATCATACGGCCCTGACGGGCTTGGTTGCGACGCAGAATGTCAATGTCGTCTTCACTCTTGCGCCGGAAGTCGCGGAACTCGTCTGACAGTTTCGACAACGCATCCCTCAGTTCGTTGCGCTCATCCTTATAATGGTCGCGCTCCTTACGCAGCTCGTCGTTCTGACGCTTGCGGTCTTCACGATCCTCGGCCAAGTCTTTCGCCAACTGCTGATAGTAGTCCTGTTGCTCCTTGTTGGCCTCAATCTCGGCCTTGCGCACTTCAGCCTCCTTCAGCCTGGCTTCGGCCTCGGCCAGCTTTGCTTCGGCTTCCTCTTTGCGTTTATGCTGTCGCCAGAACAAGAATCCGCCTACACCTGTACCGCCAACAATGAGACCTATCAGCGAGATGATTGCTTCGAGTGTGATCTCCATAAGGCATCAGAAGTTTAGAGTGTACCAATACTGTTTGAACTTTGGCCAGGCTGTGATGGCGAGGGCCACGATGCCTAACGATGTCTCATAGCGACCGTCAAGAATGGTAACGATCAGACCGCCCAGCGCACCGATCACGCTAAAGGCGAAAAGTAAAAATACGATGAATTTGTTCATTTCAATTTGCGATTAGTTCAACTTCACTAATCGGGCGAAATGATGTCAGGGGTTTACTGTGCTTTTCATAAAAAAACGGCTCGGGGGTGGCATGGTTGAAAGCCTTTGGGAAAAAGTACGCCATACCCCGAGCCAAGAACAGTTATTTAAAAATATTATAAGAAGTATTGCTATCCTCCGGACCGCTCTCGCCTCACGGCGATTTATTTCCGTTTTATTCCGTGTTCTTGCGTCCCTTCGGTAGCAAGCGGCCGCTCGGCGACGATAGGAGACGCTTGCCAGAGCAAGAAAGCCGAGCGCATCCGTGGCTATTTTCGCCAGAGGTTGATCTGCCCGCCCACACCTATATATAGGTCTGGCTTTTGATTGAAGAATCCGTAGCCTGCACCAGCCTGGATGCCGAAGGTGATCAGTGGCGAGGGCTTGACTATCGTCTTGGTGACGGTCTCGGTGATCGTCGGCAGGCGCAGATTGATGCTGTCAAGGTTCGGCTCGTAGCCGCTCACCCACGCAGTGTATAGACTGTCGTCGTACCGCTTCTGCATGATAGGTATCGGCACCTCGATGGAGTCACCGCCAGCAGTCCAAGGCCCTTCGACAGGCTCATGGACCGAATCGCAGGGCGAGGGGATGCGGATATAGACCACCCTGTCCGTCGGGATCGTCTCAGCGGGCTGGGGCTCGTAGATAATAGAGTCGCGCCACATGGTATCGCGCTCGATGGTGGTTTCCGTCGTGGCCTCCCTCGTCGCCAGCCAAATATTCAGCCCCACGCTCACCGCAAACAGCAAACAAAGAATTATAAATGCTTTCTTCATGATTCCTTCTTTTGAGTTATGATTTTATTTTATATGTTCCAAACAATCGAGCAGAAAATTAAGATATTTTATAATTACTGCTCAATCCTGCCCTCGCTCAGGTCAAACCCATATAGTGCATCAAGCAATCCGTGAACGAAGTCAATCTTGTGGGTGGGCTGGGGACCTCCCTTCACGATGCGCCTGAGGTCGCTGCTGCCGACTTCTGCCGCACAGTTACCGAAGCACCAGCAAATCATGGGGTTCATCGAGAACGTCATCCACGGCTCTTTCTCCAGAATCATGTGCTCCAGCTCTGCTATGCGGGGGTTCTGCGTCATGGCGGTCTGACTCACGGGGATGACCATGCGCTGAATCATGTCGGCAAGGTCTTTCGGGCTGATGTCGCCACGCTTCTGGAATAGCGTTTGCAAC